CAACATCAGAGGCTCTTGTTCCGGGTGTTGTTAAGACTTTATCAATATTTTCAATAATCGGATTGACACGAAGCGGATAGAAACCGTTTTCGGCAAGACTTTGTAACTGAAGTTTCTTAAACTGTCCTTCAGCTTGACGCTGTGCAGCAATGTTCTTAGAGGTTACAGCACCGTTAATATTTTCAAGTACACGGTCAAAGTTATTGCTTAGTTCAGGACTAACTCGTGGGTATCCAGCAACAGGGAAGAAGTTACGAGCCAGTTGTTGTTGTTGTGCAGCTTCTGTTTCTAAAGTTCCGCCAACTTGTAACGCTTTAGCCTTGCTTGTAAACTTTTTAGCTATTTCTTCTTCAAACTGTGGCTCTAAACGCCCAGCAATGTTTGCTTGACCTAACGCATCTTCACGAATTGGAGCTGTTGTACGAGTACGCTCTGCAATCGCTTCTAGCAAGTCATCCTGTGTTCCGCCTGTTTGGCGAAGCAAAGCCTGTCGAGCGTTTGCGACATCAGCACGACGAACAGCAAAGTCAGCCGCAATTCCTTGAGCTGGTGTCTTTTCAAGACTTTTCTGAAAGGCAGCTAACGAGGTTGCTGCAGGTATGTCTGCTAATGCTTCAGCTGCTGTTGGCTTAGAACCGGGGACTAACTCAGGTGCGTTACGCAACGCTCTAATAATCTTTTCTGGTTCTTTACCTGCTAGTTCAAAAAGACGCTGTTGTAAGATAGCTTTCTGCCCTGCTGTTGTTATTGGCTTAACAAATTCTCTCGCAATATTCAAAGCGCCTTTACCTAAATCCAAAGCACCACTTAAAACACCGCCAAACAACGCACCTACACCAACCTGCTGTAACTTTTCAGTCAGTAAGTTCTGAGCATCTTCGACAGGTGTTAATGCTCCAATAACAGCACCTTGTGTTCCATATTGAGCAATACGACCAACAGGACCAGCGGCAGCCACTGTAGGAAACAATCTGTTGATGGGACTTACAACAGAGCCTATAATTTCAGGAACATCAATACCCGACAAACCAGCTTGTTCTCTAGTTTGTTTATACTGGTCTTGAATACCTTGTACAAATTCTCGACCACCTTCACCGCCTACAAGCTGAGTAACAGCTAATGCGGGATTCAGAACAGCTCCTTTAAAGACACCTGTAGCAGTAGCTTCTAGAGGAGTAACTGGTTGTACAGCCGCAGCACGACCACGACGGGGCATACCGACAGCAGCTCCACCGCCTGTCTCAGCCATTGTTTCACTACGCACATCAGCTACAGGGGCTTTTTGTGGTTTAGATAATGATTGAGCAATCTGTGCTAGTCTTTGAGCATCTTCAGTGTTTCCAGCGGCATCGGCAGCACGCAGTGCCTCAATGACTTGTTCATAAGTAGCCATTTAGTTCCTTACTGGGTTTTAGCTTTGATGTATTTGTTTATCAACTCATCATCAGATGTAGTTGTTTGCGTCTTAGATTTTTTCTTTGTTAAATCTAAAGGAGCTGTTGGTTCTACTCTAGCCTTAAACCCAAACTGGTCTATACCTCGATTGATAGAGAATTGTAACACAGCTTTTGTACGATTGACCCACTCCGCTAATGCTTCTGGATTACTGTACCCCGGAAAACTCTTCATCGCTGCTCTCATATCAGCATCCGAAGCAGAACCCGGAGGAAGTTGATTAATCTGCTCTAACAACTGAGACGCTGCTATTTTAGTCTGAGCCATCAAAGTTTTCTTAGACGCTAGTCCTTTTGTCTCTGCTTTAGTTGTCCAATCAATATAGCTCTCCGCATCTTTTACGTCCTGTACGCTAACTTGATTTAAAGTATTTAATAGTTTCTGTGCGCCTTCAAACTCTTGACGGATAGGTTTCATTTCTGTTGGTCCAAAAACGGTTCCAGAAATATCTCGGTAGGCTCCAGACTTACCAACAGGTCCGGGAGTGCCTACGCCGCCTTCACCAGCAGATTTTGCAGCGAGAGCATCAGCTCTG